AAAGTTATCTCTTTCAAAAGTTCCGCCTACTCCAAATCCATCATAACTACCTTGCGCTGATCTAATATGGTTTGCCGATTTAACATCCCATACTCGCGGATCTTGTTTTAATTCAATCACCTCTTCAGGTGTTAACATATAATGAGTATTACGACTTATTGGTCTTCTTAATTCTACATTAACTGCTCTATCAGGAATATAAAGATCGCCACCAGGCGTTTCCATATCATTATAGAAATCGTCTAGGTCTTCCTTATTGTGAAGAGTGATCACATATTCTTGCATTTAATTTAAGCCTCTAATTGAAGTATTTCTACGGCTACTGTAATTGCTGCAGCACTACCACTTTTATTTCTTACTGTAACTGGAATATTTGTTGTTGGTGTTGATTCTAAATTATAACCGATTGTTCCAGGAGATAGTTTTACTGTTTGAGCACCTGTTGTAATTACTTCAGCAATAACACCTGCATCTGGTAAAGGATCGGTATTTTCAGTTCTTGAACTATCAGCTGTTCGAGATGTACCGTCTGTATAAAGTGTTACCCAAGCTGCAGCTGATGTTGTAATTGTATATAAGGCGTATCCTTTAAATCCAGTAATGTCAATGTTAGCAGACGCACCGTCAGCAATTGAAGATGTTGCTTGTGATGGGGAAGTACGACTTGGTAATGAACCACCGCCACCGCCACTTGCAGATGGATCAGCAATTATAATATCACCAATCATTCCTGCGTGAACAGTACATATATACTTATATGTTCCACTTATAGATCCTGGTACTTTCCAATATAATGTACCACTTGTTTTACCTTGGGCGTTCGTACCTGTTGATCTTGTACCATCAGGAGCAATATGAATCAAACCTGTATTATATGCAGTGCTTGCGTCCGAACGAATTTCAAACGGATGAGAACCAGTAACACCTGTTAAATCAAATGCGATTGTTTCACCTGCATTAACATATATTGTTGGGTTATCAGTTGTCCCATGAATATCAGAACGATATGAAGATGAACCATTAGGTGTCATTACATGAACTGATGTAGCAGGAACCGCAATATCATGTACATCTAAATCAGCAAGAGCAATTTCAGTTAACCCAGCGAAGGTTGAAGAACCACCGCCACCAGTTGCGTCGGCAACCCAAGCAAAGTCAGAACCATTCCAACTTAAGATTTCATTAGTTGAAGCACCACTTACATTAAGGTGAGCACTTACATCACTATCAGAATAAGAACCTCCACCGCCGCCGCCTATTGTTGTAAACGTAAAGTTACCTGCACCGTCTGTGGTTAATGCTTGTCCACTAGTTCCATCTGAACCTACGTCCGTTAAAGCAAGTAAGCTTGTTACACCTGCGCTTGGCAATGCAGACCATTGATAATCTGAACCACTCCATTGTAATACTTCATTAGAACTTGCACCCGAAATATTTAAATGAGTATCAACATCTGAGTTTGAATATGATCCACCCCCACCTGACTGAGCAACCCAAGCATAATCCGAACCATCCCATGATAGTACTTCATTATCAGAAGCGGCGCTTGTATTTAAATGTAAGTCAATATCGTTATTTGCGAAAGAACCACCACCACCTGATGCAGCTTCAGTCCAAGCATAACTTCCGTTTGCACTTGTTGAAAGAACATAACCAGCAGTTTCAGTACCAATGATATTTGTATTATAAACAAAAGCGTTAAGTGGGTCTGTATAGTTAAGAATTGTACCAGCAGAAGTATCCGCTAATAATTTATTCCAAGTACCGTGGGCATAATACAACGAACCAGTATCATGAGCATGTCCTATAGCACCATGATAAGTAGATGCGTTAACATTATCAAGATTAAGTTTGGTGTCGTATAAGAATGTTATTCTATGCGGTTTACCAAAGAGATCTAAGTTGCCGTTAATGTCAAATAAATCAATCGGATTATTTGCATCTCCTAAAGCAATATAAAGCTCGTTAAAATTATCGTTTGCTTTATCGAATGCGGAGCGTAACGGATCACCTGTTCCGTCATTGGCGGATGCACCGATATTAATTATTTGTTTAGACATTTTATTTTCCTAAAATTCTTTATTAAATTATTTATTCTCATTGCTTATGACGGTTGCGTCGCAATGTCGTAATTGTTTTCGAGGTATTGAGTTAACAAAAACTTCATATCATCAGAGACAACATGAGCAACATCTTCACGCAAGAATACCACATTCCCATAATCAAATATTCTACTAGTACTACCATAAGCACTTTGAACAGCACCTTCAGCTCCAACATATCCTTGTGCTTGAGCAAACCTATAAGCAGAATCTCGAGCAGAAAGGAAGTCAACTCCAAGAGCAGTACCGCCTGAATAAGGAACAACAAGATCTGCCCTACCATTCATTTGAACAATTCTTCTCTGTGGTATTGGATTCTGCTGTGTAGTATATCCGTCAAATAAGTAATCATCACCTGTATATAATTCAGTGAAAGGATACCAGAATGAACTGTCTCTGTATTGACTCGTGTTCGTTTGAGAAATCATACATACAATAGTATCAACCGCAGGATCATCAATTTCAACTGCGGCTCTCAATGCAAGTGCTCCACCGTTAGATACACCTATAATACGAATCTTAGTAGAATCAACATTATTATATTGTTTAAGTATATCAATTAATTCCTCTAACACTTCAATATCAGGACCATCTGAACTTTCATTAGAAATATTCCATGAATTGTCGTATCCTTGTACACCTAAAACAATATGACCAGGTAAAGAATCTTTAAATTGATTTACCATACCTGAAGCAGTACCGCCATTACCATGTAATAGAATCGCAACTGGGTAAGGTGCTGAACCAGTTTCAGGCATACTTATACCTATATCGTAATCATGGAAACCTTGATACCAATTCTTTGTAATTGTTAAATCAGGTACCGCACTTGGTGTTAGTGTTAATCCACCTGCTCCACCTGGTTCATGGTCAGCTGAAACAAATGTTGCATCAGCTGTAAAGTTCGTTACGTCTGCAGCAAGATCACCAATCTCAGCAATATCAAACGGAGAACCTTTACCATCATCATTAAATAATCTTAAGAATCGTGGTTTGATTGTTCCGCCTACCTTCGCTTTAAATATAAAGTCTCCGAATAGTTTAGAACCTGCTAGGTGAACGTTTTCCTTTAATAACTTTTCGTAATTCTGTAATGGTAAACTTGATTTAATTTGATATGAATACTCTTGATAGAAATCACTATCTTGTATTCGCATTCCTGAATCTAAATATTCTTGGTCATATACATTAATTGTTTGGTCAAGGGTCCATAAAAGATTCTCGTGTGAATCATACCAAACTTGTTCTTTCATTGAAGGAACAACAATATTATCCCATCTTGCTTGTATATTAGGAGCTGCCGTTCCTGTAACTAACTGTGAAAACCAAGTGGAAGTGGCAGCGTTCATTGCCAAACCTTGTTTACTTAAATCATATATTGCGAATCCATCAGAAGCAGTACTAGCTAACCAAGTTTCAACTGAAGGAGAAAGCCAAGGGAAAGTGGAGACAGGATCTGTACCTAACACAATCCTTAATACTATAAGTGAAAAATCTAAAGTAGGTCTATTCGTTGTGGTTGTAGTTACACTGTTTTGTTTAAATCCACTTAAGTGCGAATTCCTGCCTGCCCAATAACCACTTGTACTACCTTGTGTCTGCGCTTTAATAATTCCATGAGAAACAAATGTACCATCATCTTCTCTCAATTCTCCAAGACCGTTTGCGAAGTCTATAATATCTTCTTCATCTACTTCGTATTCCCAATAACCAAATCCAGAATTTAATATACTTACTTCTGAAATTTTACCAATCGCAAATTCTGTTGTCGAATTGATAACAGCGTTATCACCTAATCTTCCTTGGCCGCCGTAATCGTTTGTAATACTTAATACGTTAAATCCTTGTCCTGGAGAATTCTCTAAATAAATATTTTCATCTTTATCAAGACCGTTAATATTATATGGTATGATACTAATAAATCCTGAAGCTTGATCTATACCTTTCACAACACCAGTAACATTAGAAGTTGCACCTTTAATTCTATCGTTAACTGAGAATGAACCTGCATCTCCTGCATCAGCAAATAAAACAAGCTGATTCTTACGATCTAAATTTTTAATTAACGCGTCTTGTGCAATTGAGAATACATCTGATTGATAATCTGCGCCTGGGTTAATATTATTAAATCCAACAATTCTTCCGATTGTTAAATCTTGAATATCAAAGGCAGTGTTAAGTGGTGTTGTTAAATTAACAGGAGAAGCGGTTCCTGACATTGGTGTTACTGCACCGTAATCAGCAGCGTCTAATGTAACGCCAACATAAGGTGATATCACATCAGTAATTACCGAAGCAACTGAAGTATCACCCAACTGAGAAACTATAACATCATCTGTATCGGTCGTATCTGGATATAAAGGTCCAGGAGAAGAACTATTTTTTACTACTAATTGATTTCGTACATCAGATAAATCAATTGTAAGTTGAGTTTGAGCTACGCCATCAATTGGTGGCCTAACTGTTGTTAAGACCGTGTTGTCTGTAAAAGAAGGTCCTACAAGCTTAACTCCAAGAGAAGATAAATTTTGTCCAATAACAGTACCTTGATTACCATTTGCGTCTTCTAATGTTTCGCCAATAACAAATCCTAGATTATATCCGTCTTCACTGTTATCTAAAATAATTGATTGGTCGGAAACAAGTAATCTTGTGTTGTCAATTGTATAACCATAACCGCCATCTTCTAAATCGTATTTGATTTGTCCTGAGGCTGTATCTGTAACTGCCGTGACAATTGCTTTACCTGCATGGCCATCTTTTTGGTGGACATTAAGAATTTCACCAATTTCTCTACCAGGAATATTCTTTCTTCTTGCACCGACATCAGATCTATCAACAATAGTAAACTTTGAAAGAGATCCGTTTGTTTTGCCGAAGTTAATTACTTCTCCGCTTATATTACAAAGAATATCTTCGTACTTATTAAATGTACCTTGAATACCATCGAGATATATGACAGGAGTTTTAATACCATTTAAAATAAAGAAGTTAATTGATCTTACTGACGCTTTTGCCTTACTTACAGATCCTTCAATGTTTCTTGCTAATAAATCTAAGTACTCATATTCCTTTCCTGTCTTTGAAGTAAAGAAATTATTATTAGGAAACATTTGTAGGTATACGCCTTGCTTCCATTCTGAGTCAGATACCTTTTGCATCTTTTCAGCAGGATACACAATTTCAATTTCAAATTCTTGATAAAATATAGCAAAGAATAATTCAATACCTCGAGCGGTACCTTTTGAACGATATAGATCAAGAATGTTTTTAACAATAAATTTAATGATATCGCCTTTCAGCGGAAGGTCAGCAAGAAACTTTTTCTTAAAGAATATAATCATACTCTCTAAAGTAGAATCTATATCTCTTGTTTCGTAAAATCTTCTTTGTTGATAAATGTGCTGGTTTTCTTGGGTCTCAGACCATTTATAATACTCTTCAACTAATTTAACAAGCTCAGGTCCGTCTTCCCTGTAAATAGCGGGGAACTGATTCTTAATGAAAAGCGATAGATTTTTTTCGATTTCACCCTGAGGCATTATTTTTCTCTCTTATTAATAACTTGATGCTGACTGAGTTGCTTTTGGAGTTTGAAACTCTTCCAAATCCATTACAACCTTAACGTCTGTATCTCTTAATATAAACACACGTCCCTTTGGAGCAGCAATGTCGTTATCGACTGTTTTAGCAGATACTTTAATTGCACTGCCTGTATACTTTTCTACTTTAAAGTTTGTTAACTTAACTTCACCTTTAGTATAATCAACTGTACCTGCGGTTGGATTAATAACCTGTGGGTTTGTTGCTTCATCAGTAATGATCATAATATTACCCATACCATCATCTTGGAAGAATACACAAGTACCTGCTATATCAAATGGTGAAGACTTAATCGCAGGTTTAAAAGTTGTAAATCCATTCGCGGCCTGATAAGCATAAGGTCGAATAAGATTCGTTTCAAATCTAAATGTTGGATTTGTATTAAAGTTAAGAGGTGGTGAATATTCAATAATAGGACATATAGATATTTCACTACTTAATATGCCAACATCCAAATCGTCAATCTTAGCTGCCAATTTAGATGATCTTAATGTTTTATCAAATCCTTCTAAGTTATCATCTGAATATTTTTGAATTGCTGTTCTTACAAGCGATTCCAATTCAGCAGCACTCTTTTCAGTATTCTTTTGACTGTAATTTACAACCACCGTTGTATCGGCATAAACGAATTCTGTTTGTTTAAAGATAGGTTCAATTCCTAACGGTGCTCTTTCTTTTAAATAAGCAAGATAAGAATTAGATAATGTCGAAGATATGATTTGTGTATCATCATTTAAATAAACTGAAATAGCAACTCTACCAAATTGAGGCGGATCTAATTGTTCACCACCATAAGCAGACACGGCAGAAATTTCAGGGAATGCTTGTTGTAATAATACTTCATAATCTTTTGTTGTGACTGCGCGTTCTTGAACTTGTAAAGCTTTAGGAGCAAAGTATCGAATAGATTCCATTGACTCTCTTTCTTGTCCACCGGCTGCAGGAGATAATGTAATAGAACTAATCTCTGCACCTTCAACAAAGCTAGCACTAAACGCAGAATCTTTACCTGCTCCATTAGGTTCTGTTCCTGAACAGATTCTATATCGTACTCTTACATCTTCAAACTCTTCAGGTTGTAAACCAAACTTATTCTTACCAAAGTAAATAGAATACTTATCATCAAGATATGGTTCAAGATAGAATACTTTATCTAATGGTCTTACACCGTAAATAGTATTGGCTCTTTGAAATACATTTGCATCGTCGGTTGCTTCTGCATCAACGAACACAACAATTGAATCTGTATCTACTTCGTTGTTTGTAAGGAATACTCTAAGTACTCCATCCGCATCAACAATAAATCCTTCTCTTTGGAAACTTGATAACATTTCACCTTCATAAACATCAACACTTTCAGCAACAAACGAATTTGCCTCGTAGGAAGCGCCTGTGTTAGGATTCACTGTATCAGTTGATACTCTTCTTGCTGTATATACTTGATCCGTTACGAATGAAAAACTTTCGCCTTGATGAGATACTCTAAATTGAGAATACTTTGGAATTGTAATTGTTGAACCTTCTGTGTTTGGGTCAACGATTAAAACAAATAATGTTGCCTTGGCAGACTTACGTGATCTTGGAATATAGTTTAATTCTTTTGCATGGGAAACGATTGAGTTCTTGAGGACGGCAGAGTCAAGAAACATTTCGTTAAGTGCCATGTTGGTATAGAAGTTATTTTGATAACTATTAAATGCAAGTACATCTAATAGGACACTCATATTTGATCCTTCAAAGTTATAGTCTTTGAATTGAGTCTGAGTTTCTAAATAAGTTCTTAATTGACTTTTGACTGAATCAAAATCAAGTTCAGTAATTGGTGTTTTTGGATTTGCCATCTCTATCTATTCCTTTGTAATACAACATCTAACTGTATTGGCTGTTCAACCTGTCTTACATAAAATTTAATATTAAGATATACTTCGCCGTTATCATTATCTGAACTTACAGCAACATTAATTAATTGTGCTCTAGGTTCGTAAATCTGAATTGTTGAAGTAACTCTATCTTCTATTAATTTTAATGTACCAGGTGTTAAATTTTCAAATAACATCGCTCGAATATTGCCACCAAGATAAGGTTGCATTAATCTTTCGCCACGATCTGTTAATATGAGGTTCTTAAGTGATTCTTTAACTGCATCTTCGTCTTTAAGTAATGCCAAATCTTTGGACACAGGGCTAATAAGTAGATTCTTTCTGAAATCAGAATTAAGACTAATCTTTTTCTTTACTGGTGAAATGTAATCTGCTATTGCCATTATAGTATTTCTCTTATATCTAAATGAATCTTATCGTCGTATTCTTTAACATATTTAAATCCACCTTTTAAAGCATTCTTTATAAAGTCTTCAGGATCATCCATATCCTTCTTAACATCTACAACCAAACCACTTAAATGTGAATTATCTTCAGGTCCATCCGAATCTTTGTTATATTTTTTACTTACCCAACCTTCTACTATTGTTAAAGGCTTTTCAGAATTCGTCGCTTCTTGTAATCTTTTGAGGTATACTTTAACATCAAGATCAACTCTTGTGTATGCATATATACCTATACCTTCTTTTTCATCAAATGAATCACCTTCAACTCTAAACACATCAGATGATCCTTTAAATACATTACCACATCTTGGTAGTTCTTTATAATCCTTCGCAGTAATTGGTTTAACATTTTGAGGTATATTACCCGTATCAGTTAATTCGTTTCCACCAGGAGAAGTCCATCTACCTTGTAATCTATTTATTACCTCTTTCCTAGTTGTTGGAGAATACCTGATGCCACCTGCTCGTATTGCTGAGGATTCGTTAATTCTTGAAATATTTTTAAGACGATCTACGATTGTACTGTATCTTCTCGTATAATCATCAAGTGGTTTATTAATGTCCCTTATTAAAGCTTCTATTGACCCTGCAAGACCACAAATACGAGCAATGATATATTGAATCTCTTCAATGCCTGGTGATTCAAATGCTGCGATAGCGTAATCAATTAAACCTTTTATTTTATCTTTAATACCTTTCTTGTTCTCTTCTGTAAAGAATGCGCACATTTGTTCTCTTGTTGTCATAATACCTTTTACAACATTCTTATTTACAAATGTCTCTGCGTCCTCAACCAATGCAGAAGGATCAAAGTTTTCTATCATGTCTTGTACTTCAGTAAAGACTCGATCTATGACATCCTCAATTCTTCCTTTAATGGATTTAATTAAATTATCAATTAATTGCTGAACCGTAAGATCTTTAATTCCATCATATCCTCTACTAATCTTACCAACGATTTCTAAAGCATCAGCTATGATACCATCAACCACTCCAATTAAATCAAAGAAAGCATCTACTGACGCAAAGAACGAATCAAAAGCATCGCAGAATCCACCTAAGATAGATGTATTGAAATCATTCTTATAATATGCATCAAGGTTTCTTGCCAGTTTAGGTGCATCGTTATCAGATAATAAATTGGCTGGTGTATAGTTATATGCTTGAATAAAATCAGCTGCTTCAAGGTTCGATATATCACCCCTTTCCCATCTTCCTGCTAGGTCAGGATAACTATCGAGGGATCCAATTTGCTGTCTTAGTAAGCCATTTAGATAGCTTGTCGCCGCATATATCCCATTACCGTATTTGTTTACTGCTCTACTTAATGGATTATTTTCTGCATCTTTTACAATACTTTCGGCAATCTCTGCTGTGACAACATCAATTTGCGCAAGTGTATATCTTCCTATACCATCAGTGACTGGTCTTGCACCAATAGATAAAGTATTCTGAGTTACTTGATCGTTACCGTCTACGCAAATTTCAGTCATTATCTACGACCCCTTCTTGTTAACTTTTTCGTTTGATCTTTAGCGGAATCATCAAGAGCTGAAATATAACCACCAGAATATCCCATAGCAAAATAACCACGAGGAACAATTGAAGTTGACTTCTTAGGTGGTTCTGGCATTTTAATTAGATTCATACCCCAAGCACCCAAACCAATTGGAACAAAGTCAGCAATAATTGAAAGGAATGCAGAAGCAGGATTTAATACTTTGGTAATAAACTCTGGACTATTACCTGTAGGATATGCCCAACCTGAAGTAATACCTGGTAAAGGAGCAACGACAGGAGCGGATACAGCAGGAGGTAATAAAGCAGGTACACTTGGTATTGATACACTTACAACTGGTGGACGATAAGCTCCGTTATATGCAGCTCCTGTTGCTGTCATAAGTGGTGCACCTAAATTAGTAAAGTCACCAGACGTTGCTGCCACCGAAGTTGCGATAACCGATGGAGAATTCACAACACTGCTTGAAGTAATTGCACCTGCATTAATAGCAGTTGCATTGAATACTCCTGTATGAGAAGTTGATACCGAAGCGATTTGCATTGTTGGTGTAGTTAAACTCCAACCTGGTGTTGGTACCGATGTTCCTGTTAATAATGTAGGAGGTATTTTGCCACTTGCTAAACTGATTATATTTGAAGCAGCATTATGTATATCACCTGGAGTTGATAACTTAATTGCCTTTGTTGAGAATACATCATAAGTATTTAATGCAGTAGATTTAATATTCTTGGCGACGAAGTTTAATTGATTGACCGACTCAAACTGTATTTCCTTTTTACCAAATAAAGTCATAATACCTGCATTGGCTTCAAGCTTAACTTCAGATCCTCTTAAATTTGTTTGGTCACTACCATTTAAATTCAATGAAGCACCGGCTGCAATCTCTGCATGACCGTGAACAAGTAATTTATAATCACCTTCTATTTCTTCGGTCTTATTACCTTTTACATAAACATGAGAATTACCATTAATCGTAACTACACTATGACCTGATGATTCGTGTTTTGTTCCAATATTAATTTCATAACGATCTGCCTCTGCTCTTTCAGAAACAGTACCTTTAGAATCTATTTGAATGTATGCACCTGAATCATGAGTAATTTGAATTCTTTCTGAACCTGGTGAATCATCTATTTCAATTGAATGCTTTGCTGTTTTAATTACTCTATTGTGTGGATACTTTGCTGCGTAAGCAGGTGGTGGTTCTGACCACGTTTCATCTGTATCAGCAATCTTTTGATCATGTACACGATTGGCTGCTTGTTGTAATAAGTATGTTTCATTTAATAATTCAGCACGAGATAATCTATCAGGACCTCCGCCTGCGTTAAAATCATTTGGAGAATAACCTCTTGCTAATAGATCACCATCTTTTTCTGCGATAACACCTTCACCATCTTTGGTTGGATTTGATTCTGTGTTATACATACCAGGAAGTAATCCTAATATGACAGGATGCTGAGCCATTCTTCCGTCAAGGAACATTCCATATACATATGAATTTAATGGAGGAGGTGGATTATTTGGATCCATATTACCTGCAGCAACCATAGCCCAAGGTAAATCTGTAGTGGCAATTTCTTTACTTGTACCGTGCACTCCAAAAGCTCGAACTCTTACTCGACCTTCGTGTGTCTTATCGTTATTGCTTTCAACAATACCAATAAAGAAATACGGATTACTTATTCCTGAACCATCAATCATACATCACCTTTCTGCCAACCATATTTTACTATTTCTACTTGTGTTGTTAAAGTATTTTGGTCCATGTTATGATTTACCATTGAAACTAAATACTTACCACTTAATCTTTCGTTCTGTTTATTTTCTAATTCAATGTTAGGTTCTTGTGTTATTAAATTAATTACATCACCTGGTATTAAATCAATCCTACCTTCAACTTCTATGTTAATCTTAGAATTATTTAAATGGTGATTATATGCAACTCTGTTTTGTATAATCTCAACCATGTTTTGTTGAGGACGAACTACTTGACCAGGTACTGAGGCAACACCATCAGCTTGCCAATCTCTATACACAACAAATTGTCTTGCATTTTTATTTTCGTCTTTAAATGTTTCAGTAATAAATTTATCAGAATGTGTTGCACCAACATTAGAAGTTCTTGGAGATCCTGTCATACTTGTATATTTCTTTTTCTCTGTTTGATAATCATAGTTATGATACGTTCTTGTATGATTTACAAAGTCAACTTCCATAATAGTATTTTTATATGCTCCACTATCAAGATCCTGTCCTGTATCAACATGACTTGAATTTTCTAAAGACTTAACGTGTCTAACCATTCTATCAGCATATTGTGGATGCTGTTCTGAAAAGCTCATATAATAAAGATCTTTAATTTTCTTTTTATTAAATTTTGTTCTTTTAAGTAACCATTCATCAGTTACCCAATAATAACCATCAAACGTTTCAAAGAAACGATATGTGCTTGATGGAGAATCTGAATTTGCTAACGCCTTACTTGCCAAAAAGTTCATTGCTTGAATAGGTGTATAGTCAGGTATAATAGTTCTCATCTGACCAGCTGAATCTTCGATGTAAAAATTTCTTCCTCTGTTTGATGACAGTTGATACGCATAAGAGTTTGGTGGAATTTCACCAGCTTGATCTGCAGCAGATGCTAAATTCAGTTCTTTATTTTGATTAAAATACTTTTTAAATAATTGTTTAGCGGCAAAGGAAGCTGATTTATTGTTGAATGCAGTAATAACATTTTGTATTCCTGCTCTATAAGCTGTCCTAGAAACAAAATGTAATGTATAATAATAACCATCACCTTGTTCATTCTTGGATACATTGTTAATTTTAACAATTTGACCTTTAATATTTAATTCAGTTTGAAAATCATGTCCTTTTATTGTTAAGTCTATTTCTTCTTCAGCTCTTAACGGAAACTTATGTAATAATCCAACAGAATCAAAACATCGAAGGTTCGCTGAAAAGCTCGACTCGTAAATAGATGATTTGATATTAAACGCATAAATGAGTGCTGTAATATCTTTCTCTCTATTGTCTATCGACTTAATCGTAGCTTTTTCAATAGTACAAAGCGAAGGGTTAAATGAGTCTGCCATTATTCAGTACTTACCGCGTTCTTAAATTCTGTTGTAAGTTGACCAAGGTATGCATTATCGAATAAAAAGATTTCTTTCTTATTATCATTGATTTGAGTTTCGTATTCATATATACGATAAGGTACCCAATCATCAGGAATAATTCTTTTTACGATAATCTTTTGACCTCTTTCAGTACGTAAGATAACACGATCCTCTCTACGAAGATATATCGTTCTAAATGATTCTGGTGCTAAGATTATATTATCGACTGCCATTTCTTATTTCCTAAACTGTTTTAACATAATATATAATGTTTTCATCTATTGTTTCATCTTTGGTCCAATCAATAACATCTTCACCAATTTTACCAGACTGTGCTTGATATTTATCTACCAAATAGTCATTAAATGTTTGACCGTCCATTGGCCATTCGTAATATGGGTCTATAATATTATTTGCCATATACACTAACCAAATGTAATCGACTGATCCGTAATATTCTAAAGCAATATCTTCTGCTCTTTCACCTTCTTGAACTGTATAAGAATAATAAACAAAAGGGTTATTTGCGAGAGATCTTGCGAACGATGCTCGTCGAGATATATCTCTAACCTTTCTTCCTTGATATTCTATAACAGGAAAATGTTCAAAATATTTAGTTGCCATCGTTGCTATCTCCACCGCCGCCGTAATCTTCGGCTGTTTGTATTTCGAGTTCTTTAAACTCCATTGATAATTTAATTCCTTGTGGTACACCACCTTGAGCAATAACTACTTCACCACTTGGTCCATAATCAACATTTATACTACTACACATACAAGGTTTAAATTTTACAAAATGATTCTCACTAATACCTAATAGATTAATATTTACCGTTGCTGGGTATTCTAAGAACGCTCTTGATAGTGCAGTATTAAATTGTGAAAAGGAAGTATTGTCTAGGTCGCCAAGGGTTCCAACGACACTCTGCACTCCAGGTAATACTTGACTCTTTATTGTTCGGACAATCATTCTAATACTTTCTGCTTCTTCTTGACTTTCTGGATATAAAGTCCAATCTAATGTAAATGATCTTAAGTTAACGCCTTCAAAGGAAAGAGTAGCCTGTGGGTTAATTGTTGTTCCTCTTGAGGCTCCCATTGCCTTTCCTAAACCTGGAGAGAAACTATTTAAAGTATTATTCATAAGGAATGATAATACTCTAGAACCTTGTGCGGCAAGCTCTGCGTTATCACTCTTTGAGTTATTTGCGGCATCTGATAAAAAACTAGCAATTCCTTTTACTCCAGCTTCACCTGCATTGAATAAGCCACCGGCAACACCACCTAAACCACCACCACCA